ATTAATGGCAAAACATTTTCCAGTAGGTGTTAACGGCACAAATGGAATTGAAAGTCTAGCAGGTATAATTGATGATGAAGAATTCAATGACTCTCTTAGAAATGCAAGTAAAGAAAACAGCGATATGTGTATACGTCCGATGATAATGGATTATGTGATGAAAAGAGATCCACAAGTGGCAACAAGATTAGACACAGGTGATATGAAAACTGGAGAAAAAGAAAGTACTGTAAAAGAAATGGGTGATGCTGAAACTGAAATATCAGATGGTATTTTTGTTGTGCAACGTGGTGATAATGCAGATGGCGTTACTAAAGAAGACCCTTATGTGGTAGGCGAACTTTATGCTGACCCGGAACTTTCAGACGAGGACATACAAAAAACACTTAAAGATTATGTACAAAATAAAAATTTAGCACCAAAGGTCGATTTCCGTCCAGATGATTCAGGATCTTCAGTAATAGATGGTAAAGCATACAGAGGCGAAGTAGTAATGAATTGGCTAGGTGATAAACCAAACGAAGCAATAACATTTGAAGACATCAAACCTTATGTGTCAATGTACGCAGGTAAAGATGGTAAGACAGTGTTTGATGTGCTTAACAAAGATGGTGATTCAGTGAAAAAATTTGGTGATGCAAAAGCGGCAATGGAATACTTGCACAAAAATTTTGATGCATTAAGAAAAGGTGAAGTACAAAAAGAAAATCCTGAAGCAAATCAAGATATGTCAATGGATTATGAATTCACAGGTGACGATGGTGAAATGGCATACGGCACACTACACTACAAAGTTGTAAATGGCAAAGTAGACCCTAACAGTTTAAGAGGTGAATCAGAATACAATGGTAATCATAAAGTGGATGATGAATTTGCCACAGACATGGTCAAGCCAGGTGGTGCTGATCACGAAGATGCACTTCAAGCCGCACAAGATGATTATGATTATGAATCAGACAGAATGCGTTCTAAATTTGAAAAATCTGATGAAATAGTTTCAAATAAATCTTCAGATGTTGAAGAATTTGTAAAAAGTTTCTATGACTACACAAACAACCAATTTCCAAAAGGTGAAACAGCAGTTATCACAGCAGTAGAAAAGAAATTCGGTGACGCTCAAATCAAAACAGCACAGGAAGCCATTGCTAGATTAATGTCTGACAAAGATCCTAAAATGAGCAGAATTAAGAAATTGGCAGGCATCCAGTAATCAACTTTACCATTTCCGATTGACTAAATAGTAATATTAGTATATATTTGACAATATGTTTGTCTTGTGCTATACTAATATAAACAGGCACATAATAATAACAGGCAATATAGGAGGCTAAACATTATGGCAACATTAGCAGAAATAAGAGCGAAACTGAAAGAACAAGAAACAAAAACAGGTGGCTCTTCAAGAACAGGCGGAGACAACGCCATTTACCCATTTTGGAATCTAAAAGAAGGAGAACAGGCAACTGTTCGTTTCTTGCCAGATGGCGATAAAGAAAACACTTTTTTCTGGAAAGAGAGATTGATGATCAAACTTCCTTTCGCAGGAGTAAAAGGTGATACTGATTCAAGACCAACAACAGTACAAGTACCATGTATGGAAATGTATGGTGAAACTTGTCCAATACTTTCCGAAGTAAGAGGTTGGTTCAAGGATCCTAAATTAGAGGACATGGGAAGAAAATATTGGAAGAAAAGAAGTTATATCTTCCAAGGTTTTGTGAAAGATGATCCACTAAACGAAGAAAACACTCCAGAGAATCCAATTAGAAGATTCATAATTGGTCCACAAATATTCCAAATAATTAAAGGAGCATTGATGGATCCAGATATGGAAGATCTTCCAACAGACTCAACAAACGGTGTTGACTTCAGAATAATCAAAACATCAAAAGGTGGTTATGCTGATTATTCAACATCAACATGGTCAAGAAAATCAAGACCTTTAACTGAAGAGGAAAACAAAGCGATAGAAGCCAATGGTCTATTTGACTTAAATGGTTTCCTTCCTAAAAAACCTACTGAAGTAGAAGTTAAGGTAATGAAAGAGATGTTTGAGGCATCAGTTGACGGTGAAGCATATGATCAAGAAAAATTTGGTCAGTACTTCAGACCAGCAGGTGCTAGTTCAAGAACAGGAGATCCAATTACTCCAAAAGCAGAAACACCTGCTCCGGAAGTAAAAGCGGAACCAGTTGCTGAAACTAAAACTCAAGAAGCACCAAAGCCTACTACAGATGATAATAAATCAGGTAGTAAAGCAGAGGACATCTTGGCAATGATAAGAGCAAGACAACAAAAATAAAGAAGTATACTGTGGGGAGGCGACTCCCCACATAACTTAAAGGGAAAATATTATGGTAAAGGCATTTGACGTTAGTAAATTTAGAAAGAATTTAACAAAATCCATTACAGGTATGAGTGCTGGATTTCATGATCCAACAGATTGGATTTCAACAGGAAATTATGCACTCAACTATCTTGTAAGTGGAGATTTTAACAAAGGTATACCGCTAGGCAAAGTAACTGTGTTTGCAGGTGAGTCTGGTTCTGGTAAATCTTATATTTGTGCAGGAAACATTGTGAAAGCGGCACAGGATCAAGGTATATTTGTTGTACTCGTTGATTCAGAAAACGCATTAGATGAACAATGGTTACACGCATTAGACGTAGACACAGATGAGAAAAAATTATTAAAACTTAATATGTCAATGATTGATGACGTTGCAAAAACTGTATCAACATTTATGACAGATTACAAAGCAATGTCAGAAGATGATCGTCCAAAAGTATTATTTGTGATAGATTCTTTGGGTATGTTGTTAACTCCAACAGATGTTGATCAGTTTGGTAAAGGTGATTTAAAAGGTGACATGGGTAGAAAACCTAAGGCACTAACGGCACTTGTAAGAAACTGCGTTAATATGTTTGGTAGTCACAATGTAGGACTTGTTGCAACTAACCACACATATGCATCGCAAGATATGTTTGATCCAGATGATAAAATATCAGGCGGACAAGGATTTATCTATGCAAGTTCAATTGTGGTTGCAATGCGTAAACTAAAATTAAAAGAAGATGAAGAAGGTAACAAAACAACTGATGTAAAAGGTATAAGAGCGGCTTGTAAAGTTATGAAGACAAGATATGCTAAACCTTTTGAAGGCGTACAAGTTAAGATTCCATATGAAACAGGAATGAATCCTTACAGTGGACTTGTTGACTTGTTTGAGAAAAAAGGCATCTTAACTAAAGACGGTAACAGACTTAAATATGTTGATTCCAAAGGAACGGAAGTCAAAGAATATAGAAGAGTTTGGGAATCAGGTGGCGAACTATTAGATAATATAATGAAAGATTTCAGTAGTTTAGTACCTGCAGAAGACAAAGAAACTGTAAAAGAAGAGGAGTAAGATGTTATCTGGAAGTCAAGTTGTGGAACTATGGACATTTTTCAAAGAGTACATAGATAGAAAACAACCAATGGATGTTATTGCAGAAAAATTTGTAGACTTACTGGTGGATCACGGAGCAGAAGATGATGATTTAAAAGATGCTCTTGGCGCCGACGATGATTTAGACAAAGCAATTACATACTGTTTAGAAATCGAAGACTCGGAAGAAGAGGACTATTAATGTCAGGATGGTATCAAAAAATAGCCAAAGACATCAGTGCTATTCCTGATGCCATCAAACATTATGAAGACGAGTTACAACAAGCACGTTACGAAATTAAAATTAAAGGCAATGTTGAGAAAGCATCAGCAGATATGCCTGGTATCGTAGAACAGAGATTCAATCAACTGCAAGAAATCGAAGCAATATTGCAGTATATGAACATAGAATTACGTAGACTGCGTTCAAAACATTTCAAAAAATATTTAGAAAATTATCAGAGAGCACTATCCAGCAGAGACGTTGAAAAATATGTTGACGGTGAAGATGACGTGGTTGATTATGAAAAAATAATCAACGAATTTGCATTGTTAAGAAATAAATGGCTAGGAATCACAAAAGGACTAGACCAGAAACAATGGCAAATCACAAACATTGTTAAACTGAGAGTTGCTGGAATGGAAGACGCTTCTATCTAAAGCACACCAAAAATATAATCCAATAAATATTCAAAATATGTCTTTAAAAATTCCAACATACGTGATAACCATGATGGGCGAACCTTTAAGTGAAGCCTTAGCAAAAGATACACTAGAATCACTTGGTAAATTTGGTGGACAAGGTCAAAAGTTTCCTGCAACGCATGGAAATGATGTAGACATCCATTGGAAAGAACACGAACTGAAGAAATTCAAAATTGGACAAAAATTTAAAATATTAAATCCGGGAATAATAGGTTGTTTGTTATCCCATCTAAGGTTGTGGAAATTGTGTAGAGAAAAAAATGAACCTTTTTTAATATTAGAACATGACGCAGTACAATTACGTGATATACCTGAATATTTTTTAAGCAAATTTGAAGATGTATTACATCTTGATAGATTCAGCAGAATTGTTAAAGATTACAACGCACATTGTTTAAGTGATCGTGGAGAAGGTATACACAATCACTGCGATAGGATTCCTAATTTATCAGGCACAGAATTATTGAATAAAACAAGTATCAAAGGCAGTCACAGTTACATTATTACACCAATAGGAGCAAACAAAATGATCGATTATGTTTGGGCCAAAGGTGCATTGAGTCCAGATGTTGCTCTTAATTCAGTTGCTGTTAATTTAAAATATACAGATACAAGTTATTTTAGAATAAATGAAAAATATTGGATAAACCATAAACAAAGAAGTGCAAACAGTTTTTGTAGACCTAAGAAATATAGAAAATGATTTTTGATCAACAGATAATCCAAGGTGATAGACCTGAAAATAAACAGTGCATAATTTATTTCAGTTGCGATCCACAATATTGGGCAGAATACGGACAATATCTTGCAAAAAGCACTTTATACTACAATGGCAAACAAAGTCATGTCCATGTACACATGATTTATGAAGAAGGTCAAGAACATTCCATGAAACATCTTATCAAAAATGCAAGTATCACGTACACATTCGAAAGGCACACAAAAGATTTTTATGATCAGTTTGAACTAAACAAAGAACATCCTATTTTTGGTAGAGGACCAGAAATTTGCGGAACAAAAAATGATTATGACCTAAAAAGAAAAATTTATTTGTCAAGTGCAAGATTTATGTTGATGAATAAACTTTTTGATCACTATCAACACGTGTTACAAATAGATGCAGACGGAATTTGT